AGCCCAAGAGCATCGAGGAGGTGCATCGCTTGGGCTTCAATATACACCCAGCCACGAAGGGCGCTGATAGCATCCGCAACAGCATCGACATCCTGAAACGCCAGCCGCTACTGGTCACGCGTGAATCGACGAACCTGATCAAGGAACTACGCAACTATACTTGGGACACGGACAGGACTGGCGCATCGTTGGGAGTGCCGATTGACCGGTACAACCACGCCATTGACGCGGTGCGTTACGTTGCGCTCAACAAGCTATCTGCCAACGCTGGGGGCAGGTACGTCATCATGTAGTAAATTTGCACCATGCACGCAGTCAAACACTTTTATCAGATGATCCTTGCCAAGCCTACCGCGTGGGAGGGACACGGAAACTTTGCGATAAACCTAACCGAGGCACTTAAGCCGAAGGTGACTGTCGACCTTGGCGTTGACTACGGATTCTCAACCTTTTGCTTTGCGGTGCTTGGATTCGGCAAGGTGTACGGCATTGATTCATTTGAGGGCGACGAACACGCAGGGAGGCGCAGCACCTACGACCACGTCATGGGGTTGCGCGAAAACTTCCGGGCGACGTTGAATATGAAGAACCTATACTTCATCAAAGGCTACTTCGACGACGTGGCCAAGCGCTGGGAAAAGAAGATCGACATATTACACATCGACGGCCTGCATACCTACGATGCTGTGAAGAACGACTATACGACGTGGATGCCATTCCTCAACCCTGACGGCGTTGTTTTATTCCACGACACGATCAGCTTCCCCCACGACGTTGGCAAGTTCTTCGCGGAATTGGAGGGGTATAAGCATAACTTTGAACACTCCCACGGTCTTGGCGTGTGGACGCAAAGCGAGGCGACGTTTGAGAAAATACAAAAGCTGCTATCATGAGCATCCTGAACAAAATCACCGTAGACCAGTTTCAGCGCATTGTGTCGATTGAAGCCAACAGCATCTACACGACCAGCGACAAGAAAATCGGCGTAGTTGCCGTGATCGACAACGTGCCGATTGAGCAGGTCAAGAAGATGACGATCGCAGAGGTCAACAAGCGCTACGGAGAGATAAACGCTGCCAGCAAATCGCTATCGTCGCTGGCTGCCAAGCGTCACGCCAAGGTTGCCGGAAAGTGGTATCGGTTTGAGTGGTTCATCGACGAAATCAGCGCGGGGCAGTTGGTTGAGCTATACAGCTACGACATGAGCAGCGAGCAGGGGGTGATTGACAACTTGCACCTGATCTTGGCGACGCTTTCACGCGAGTGCAGGGTGTGGAAGTGGTGGCCGAAGGCATACGACGGCAAGGGGCACAAGCAGCGCGCAGAGGCGATGTTGCAGATGAACATGGGTGACGTTTGGGGTTATGCCGCTTTTTTTTTGCAGCTTTCAGAGCCTTTGTTGACGATTATGCGGAAGTCTTTGACGGATCAGCAGAAGACGACGACAACGGCCAAGGGTTAAAAAAGCCAAACTACGGCTGGGTGGGTGTGGTCTACCGCATGGCCGGAAAAGATCCGCTGCGCATGGAGCAGGTCTTCAACATGCAGGCGAGGGAGTTCATGAACGCGCTCTTGCTGATGAAGGCGATGCCCTGATGCACACATTTTCGCGTTGCGATATTTACCTGCATGAAGTTTACCACGGAGATAGAGGGCGACGTACTGGGCATCGGCGCTGACGTCAATAAGGAGTTCAGCCTGTCGCAATCTCCTGACGTGAACGCGGCGCTGATCAGGTGGATGCAGGATGTCATCAAGTTGACTGTCGAGGGTATCGAACGCGTTGACGCTAAGGCTACGCTCAACCTCCGCCAGTCGGTAGGCTTCGCAGAGTTGCCTGTCGAGCAGAAGGTCGCACAGGTCGCGATGGAAATGGCATCGTACTGGAAGTTCGTGGAGTATGGTGTTAATGGGGTGCGCGTCAACAGGGGCGCGCCGTTCAGTTTCCGGAGTATCAATCCCAGCGAGAAAGACGTCGCTGACATCCGCAAGTGGGCGATAGACAAAGGCCTCGGCATCCCTGCTAATGAAATCGACGCGGCGGCGTACAACATCGCCAAGTCAATAAAACGCCGGGGCATCAAGGGGCGGCCATTCCTCAACCCGGTGCTAAGCGACGCCAAGATGGATGAGCTGGTCAGTAGCATCGCCGAGGTCGTCGGCAAGGAAATATCAATTTCAATGAACGTATGAGCATAACAGTAATATCCGCGCTGCCATCGCTGCTTCCTGTCGGCAATAGCGACGTGGTGGTCGTGTCGAGCAACAACACCGCCTCCGCCAACTTCCGCTATGTCTGCGACGTGTCAGGATCGCTTTCCTCGGCGCGCTTGAAGTGCGACAAGCTGCCGACGACGAACAACGGCTTTTTCGGAGTTAGCAAGGTCGTTGAAACACTGATTGCGCCGAAGATACCGCAGCTGACAAGCGGCTGGCAGGATGGCGGCTATGCTGTCAACACGAACCTGACCTTCCGCGAGGAGTTTGGCTCGCCTCCGACGGTGGCGACAGGCGGCACAGCATCAGCGTCGCTTATCGCGTGGCAGGCGGCGTTTCGCCAGCAGGACTACGCGGCCTATTCGCCGAGCGCGTACATAGCGGCGACCGTGTCAGGTGACACGCCAGCAATTAAGACGTTCAGCAACAGGCCGGTGACGGCAACGCTGGGATCGGGTGAGAGCGACTTCATCGGCGTACTTTCCAATGTGTCGGGGCTTGCTTTGCGCGTCACATACGACGATGGCACGCCGCGTGCAGCTTTTCTCGTAACTGGCAGCACGTCGACTATCAGCAACATCATAAACGCTGGTCCTTATGGCCTTTATAACCTAACCTCGTCGCAGTGTTCTGATGGCAGTGCCGGTAGCGTTAACTTCCCGGTCAATGGCGGCAAGATTGCTGTCTTGGTGACGTTTAACACGGCAGGCACGAATACAAGCGCGTTCAGCCGAACAGCTGCATACACCTACGTCATCGACAACTGCCAGCGATACAACGACCTGCGTGTTTTCTTCCGCAACATGTACGGCGGCGTTGACGGCTACACCTTTACACGGATGAACAGACAGCGCGTCGATGTGGATCGCAAGACCTACGGCTACAATGCCAGCGTCTACGGCGATGATGTCTACGACAAGCAGTGGTCGGTGACCTACCGCGACACCTACACGCTGAACAGCGACTGGCTCACCGATGCGGAGTTCAGCTGGCTTCAAGAGATGATATACGCTCCCGAGTGCTGGATTCAGATTGGCACGCAGCTCGTGCCTGTCGTAGTGCAGACCAACACCTACAACATCCGCAAGCGCGTCGTTGATAAGTTGCAGCAGATCAGCGTTGACGTTCAAGTTGGCTACGAAAACACGGCGCTATGAGTAACGTCAAATTCGTCTGCTACCCGGACGCAGATGCGCCAACGACAGGCTTTGACCTTGATGTTTCTGTCGACACCGATATTGCGGTCACGTTCAGCGTTCAGGACTTGGCTGACGTCACCAAGCGCAAGGGTGCGTTCAGCAAGACGATTGCATTGCCATCTACGAAGGGTAACGACGCAGCGTTTCGCCACGCCTACAACGTACAGAGTTTCGTCGGAGGCTTCACGCCAAACAAGCAGGTCAAGTGCGCGGTGTGGAGTGACGGCGTTCAGGTCTTCGCCGGCACTATGCAGCTATTGTCCATGAGCGTGACGAAGGGGCAGGCCACCTACGAAGTCGCTATCTACGGCGAGGAGGTGGCGCTATTCAGCAACATGGCTGACGTGAAATTGGTCGACACTGTGGGAGTAACAGGTATGAACCACACCTTCAGCGTGTCGCTGGTCACAGGCACTTGGGATGACAGTTACAGCGATGCGAGTGGTTATGTCTACGGCATTGTAGACGCCGCTGGCCACTTCCACTGCTACGACGTCAGCAACCCATTAGGACCGCTTGCGCCGTTGTTCAGCTCGGTGACGCCAATCTTTGACAGGTTGATTCCGATTGAGCTGATGCGGCCAAACATCTGGGTTAAGAAGATGGTCGACTTGATTTTCGCGCAGCACGGCTATCGCTATCAGTCGGCTTTCTTTGACACCACGGAGTTCGAGCGCATGGTCATCCCTTACGCTGGCGACGCCTTCGCGTATGCGAGTGGATCGAATAAGTGTTATGTTGGCAGCGAAGAGGTCACATGGGATGCGGCGGAAGAAAAGACAATCATCTTTGACCAAACTGGCGATCCATTCTT